TGAATTTCCCGTTGATTGTTCGTTAGATAAAGTCAAGTCTTGAGTTTTTAGATTTTGAACCAGAATAGTATTTTCTTCTGATTTTATTGTAGCATCACCAAGATAAATAGTAGCAGTATCTAAATATAGGTCTTTCCACTTCTTGTCTGCAGTCCCTAAGTCCCAAGTTGCATTTGCATCTGGTATAAGATCTGTGCTCAAAGAAGTAAATTCTACAGATATTTCATTATCTGTTGATATAATTACATCTCCTACTCCAGTGTACTCTGTTATTCCAAGTTGATTTACGTCAACTGATATTTCATTGTCTGTTGATATATCAATTCCAAATCCAGCAGAAAAGGACTCACCAAGGTCTGCTTCTACTCCACACCAATTATTACCGAAAGCATTTCCCCCTAAGATAAAATAATCACTATTTGTGTCAATTCCGCCTATACAAGAAAATAAAAGATCAGCATTTATAAATCCAGAACCACCACCAGAACCTATTACATTATTATCAAAGAACCAATTCCCATCAAGATATTTTAAATAACCATTTGTGGTTCCTTTTAATTTATCTACTGGTATTGATCCGTCTTCTGGTTTAAAATTTATAATATTATTTGGTGTTATCTCTATGCTGGTTCCTGCCGAGTACACCTCGCCTTCGTTTAACAATAGAACAGTATTATCCTGTTTTCCTATCCATAATTTACCATCAGGAATGTTTGCAGCAATTTCACCAAGTTCAAGGGAACTTGGAGTTTCACCAGATATTAATGATCTTTTTATTCTAATTTTAGAATATAAAATGTCTGGTACGTTATATGGCATATCTTTCCCTTATCTGATGTTTTATATTATTTATAATATAAAAAATCAAGGAACAAAAGCAACATATTGCTTTAATCCCAAATTTTTAATAGTTATCGTGTTTTTTTCACTTCTATTTACATATATTTTATTATCATGATAAATTCTTATCTTTAATTTATTCATGGTGTATCCGTTACGAATTTTCCTTTTAATAATGTTTTTGTATCATCTGTACTATGCAATTTTAAATAATAAAAATATTGATTTGGATATATTCTAGAAATAGTATTTGTGTAAATTGTTATTTTTGCTATATTGTTATTTATAATTATATCACCAACAACATAATCGGTTCCATTATAAAATTCATCATTATCAGAGATATTACCATCACTGTACAATGAAAATAAATTTTTATTTACAATAGATGATCTTCTAACTTCAAATATTACTAGTTCTGTTATTGGTATAGGATTGTCATTCGCATCGACATATTCGAATTCTATATAGAACTCGAATTGCTTATCTACATATATGTCAAATGTTCCTGCATTCATCCTTTTCTTCCTATATGATATTTACAGATCAGATTCCAATCTTTTTTCTCTTTATGTGGTACTATTTTAATTTGATTAATAGATGCTATAGGATCGCATTCTTTAATTGGTTTTACTATTTTTAGAAGTCCCCATTCTTCAAGTAATTGAGCAATTTTATTCCTTCTTCCAATGTCATTTTGGGTAAATTCAGAATCAAGTCCATCTAAAAGAAACATTTCTTTGAAATGAACAATATAATACTTACCTTTCTTATGAAGAATGTGGCAGGATTGATATAAATTGTTTTCTTTTTTCGATGAAATTCCTATTCTTGTGAGTGTTTCTTTGATTTTAAGAAAATTTTCTTCATCATCAAAAGTCACTTCCAGAAGATCCTCTGGTGTTATTTTAGTATTCATAACTTACTTTCCCTTATATTATTATGTTATTTCCTATTATTTATATTTTATCCTTTTTTGCCTTCTAAAATATGCTTTATTTTGTTCAATTGAGCATCAGATAACACCCCAAGGTACTCTTTTGCTTTCCTTTTTGAGCAATCATAATATTCTACGATTGAATCTATATCTGTATTTTCTACTTTTTTAGGCCACTTCGTGTATCTTTTTCTCTTTCGAATAGAAAGTCTAAGATAGTCATATTGTAATTTTTTACTTAAAATTCCATGACTATTCATATTATTGGCATGGAAGATAGTGTCAGGAAATAGGGATAAGTGCCTATTTACGATATAAGGCACATATTGTTTTTCTAGACCAATATCTTCCTCTAATAGGTCTTTTTTACTATATGCTATGGAATCTATGAAGGAAAATACATTCATTTGAATTTAGTTTCCATCATGAGGTGTACAAGACAAGCAGAAATATTGATTTCTGGATCTGCCACAAATGCAGCTTTATACTGATACTCGGCTAATATCAATATTGCAGTTGGAACCGAAGATTCCTCCAATTTATCCATTAAAAGGTCAAAAATGCTTCTAAAAATAAGTATGGAATCATTATCCGAATTTTCCGTAACCCATTTTCTAACAGAAGTGAAATCTCTTTTTTTCATGTATCCAAAAAGACTTGTTAACTTGTCATTGATAACATTTGAGAGTATAGACTCATTGATGTTTCCTGTTAATGACTGTTTTTGTAACTCATTTAGTATTCTCCTAAAGTCTGGAAAATACTTTACTATAAATTTAGCCAAAGATTTTTCGTCATATGGTATCTTTTCATTTTCAAGAATAGACTTACATCGTTCGAAAAATTGGTTACATAATTCAGGTTTGTCCTGCTTGTTGAAGGTAAAATCAATAACAGTGCATCTTGAATGAAGAGGACTTATTACCTTGTTCTTATAGTTACAAGTCAGAATGAATCTACAGTTCTTGGAAAATTCTTCCATGAACCCTCTAAGGGCAGGTTGCATACTGTTTGGATTTGAATAATCAAATTCGTCAAGTATTACAACTTTCTTAGATCCAGATAAAGAAATAGTGCTGGCAAAGTTTCTTATCTTTGTTCTTAGGGTGTCTATGTTTCCATCTTCTGAACAATTGATGATGATAGAATCACACCCCATTTCAAGACAGAGAGCCTTTGCTACTGTTGTTTTTCCGCAACCAGGACCACCTGACAATAATAAATTTTGTAATTCACCAGAAAGAACCATTTTTTCAAATGGTTCTTTTAGTCTTTCTGGTAAAACACAATCTTTAATTTTTTGTGGTCTGTATTTTTCAACAAATAGGAATTGATCTTTTGTTGTTTCTATCTCATTCATTAAAGGAAGAATCCGTTTCTAGTGCGATCCAATAAACAAGACCTAGATTTTTGTGGGTAAATCTTGCAACTCTCTTTGAACTTAAATCTACGATATAGTCACCTGAAACAATTTTCAGGTAATCAGATAGAATGTTCATTGAAAAATTAGCAAGACAATCTGTCTCTCCTAAATTGATTGTATAAGAATCACTAGTGGTATTTGATTTATCATGAACAAGAACTTCCAATTCTTCATTATCATTCTTTCTGAAGGTAATATCTGAGACACCTAGAACTGCTGATGCCTTTCTCATTTCATTCAGATCCCCCTGTGTTAACTCAAATGAAACATTTACCTCTGGCATCTCCAACTTTTGAGTGGGGATTGTGAGTAATTGTGGATCACAATAATGATACTTAATACTCCTGTTGTCATCTGAAATCGTCACATACTTTTCATGGAAGGTAAAGTCGGGATCATTGAACAGGGATACTGTTCCAAGAAACTTTGATAAATCAAAAATACCAAAAGGAACGTCAAATGTCTCTTCAACTTCTGCTGCAGCAAGAATAGTCTTGATTGGAGAAATTGTCCCTAAAACATTTCCTTGTTGAACATAAATGTTCGAATTTATAGAAGAAAAGTTTTTAAGAATGTCAAAAGTGGTCTTTGAAATTTTCATAGATGTTTTTACCATAATATAATCCTTTTTGTTATTTCTTTGCGCTATGCTTTACAATATAATCGATTCCAAACTTGGATTCAATCATTTCTTTTCTAAAATTTTTCTCTGTTGAATCGTAATTAGAAAAACCCGGCATTTTTAGGGGACATGCAACAAAGGGATAATCAAGTTTAGAATATAATTCACTTCCGTTCACTTTTATATTTGTCAATTGTGTGCTTTTCTTGTCACCACAACCACATGCACCACAGTAAAAAGATCCTTGGAAAACAGAACTTCCTTTTCTCTTATCACAAGGCACTAATCCCATAGAAATATTACCATGACAACTGTGGTGTCTTAATTCCTTTGTTTCTGTTGAACACTTTTTGTCAGATACTCCTCTTGAAATCATTGATTTTGTGAAAGACTTTGCTTTTTGAAAAAACGATTGCTTAGGCGGATCTGGTGTTTGTTCCTTTGCCGGTTCTTGTTTAGGTGTGCTTAGATAACTCTTTTCTATAAGTTGTTTAGATGACTCTTGTAGAATTTTTGCAACTTCTTCTTTTGATAATTTTTTGGGATTACTCATAATCTTCTTCCATATCATCAAAGTCTTCTGGATCATTAACACCATAATTTAAAGAATCTACAATTTCATTTAAATTTTTACGATTGTCATGTCTTTGTTTTCTTTGAATCATTTTTCTATGATTCTTTTTTTGCTTTCGTTCGTCCATGTCATCGTATTCATAATTTCTACTCTTTTTCATGACTGTTCTTCTGTTTCTTCCTTATTTTTAAGATATGATAATTCAGGATAAACTTTTATCGCTAAATCTAAAGGCAAATTTGGTATTTCTTTTCTTTTAAGAATTGCAACTAAAATAGCAGAATCCCCCCAATGCATTCTAGATAAAAGACCAAATAAAATTTTATTTATTCTACCTAGGTCGGTTTTCCATGCTTTATGTTTATCTGGGTAATCAAAAAAGTAATTAATTTTATGATATTCTTTTAGAAGATGTGAATATGAATACCCATAAGGGGAATCATCTTCTTTATAAGAGGGAATGTTTTTGACTAGACAAACATAATTTGGATCATATGCAAATCTACACAACAAAGGTATTGCTGTATGTTTATTGTCTTTGATTATTTTAACTTTTTTACCTTCGTCTTGTTCTTGACTGACTAAAGATAATATTTCACACAAATATTTTTGTATTTTCATTTTAAAACTCTTCAAGGGTTTCCATTAGAGAAGCAAGATTATGCTTCATAAAATAATTAAATAATTTTTCTCTTCCCTGAACTTCTGGTGGCTTATTATATTCATCTAAAATTATCTGTTGATAATTTGGAGGAATCATTGTGAAGTCTACAAGTAGTTTATTTCTTTGATAATTTTCTTCTAGATGCTCTGGTACATTTTCTTTCATTATATCTATTTTTTTCTGAGACAATGGCTTTTGTCTCTTATTATCTATAACGAAAGTATCAGAATCTGACAAAATATTTGGAATACCATCAGAGGCATCTCCTCTTAAAACATGCTCTCGCAAGAAGTTAAGAGGATTCTCACAATAAATAAAATTTTTATGGACTGGGCTATATTGTTTAATATTTGGGTATCTTTGTAATTGTTGAAAATCTTTATCACTCGAGATAATTAGAACCTTTTCGGTCGTGTGATATTTTGTAGCCAAGACAGCAATAACATCATCTGCTTCGCATCTATTCACACACATAACTTTATAGGGAAAGTTTTCTCTTACCTCTGTTCTGATTCTATTCATAGAATCAAAGATAACAGACCAATCATGGTCTCCATCTTCCCTCTTCTTTTTTCTTGCCGCTTTATAATAGGGAAAACTTTCCTTTCTCCAAGAATCTCCTGCATCATCGCATATTACCAGTTTTCCATATGTTCCCCCGAACTTTTGCTTATACATTCTATAAGTATTCAATACAATATGTCTGACTGTATTTTCAGAGAAAAATTCTTCTTTATTTTCTGAATATGAATATTGTGTGAATATTGTTGATAAAATAATTTGGGTGTTGTCAATTAAAATCATCGATTAAGAACCTGTAAAATGATACACTCTTCGTTTACTCTCCCTGTGACAGGATATTCTTTTGACTTGATGTCTTTGTATGCGCTTGCAGATGCTCTAAGACCTGCAGTAAATCTTCCTCCATTCATAATAATTTTAGGGTCTCTGATTGTCTTTCTTGATGATCTCTTTTCATCAAAATTAATAATCTTGGAATTTTTCACACTAAGTCCATCACTTAATTCTGAACTCTCATAGAAAAATAGAATTCTTTTTTGTGGGTTATACAGAATAACTCTAGAAGAATTTATGATCTTCTTTGGGTCAACAGACTTAAGTTTAAGTCCCTCATGTTCCTTCATATACTTCAGTTTAGAGACAAGTTGAAGAGGAGTCTTCTTCTTCTTGGCTCTTGGCTTTCTTTGAGTCTTTGCTATTTTACTCTGCTCGTTTAGAAAACCAACAATATCAGAGATAAAATCTCGATACTTTCTCAATGAGGTTTTCTTGAAATGAGAATAGCCTTCACTCAAGTCAGGATCTTTTCCTGAAAGAGCCAAGGATAGCTCTTCTTCTCTTTGTTGAAAAAACTCAACCATTCTTGATGCGTGAATACCCTTAATTTCGTTTTCCTTGATCCATTCTGGAACATCAATAAGTTTTCCCTTTTTTCTACCAAGAAAAATTTCAATTGCATCATCTATATGAAGTTCAAGGTTTGCAATGATCTCAGAAACCTTGTTCTTGATATTCTCTTGAACATTTACAGTGGTAGCCTTTGTGACCTTTTCAGATGCATTGTCTATTAGACTTTTAATAGAACTATCCAATGAATTCTGAATAACTGTTGGCAATTTAATTGAAGATGTATTGCAAATATGAGAATATACTCCTGCATATTCCCATTCGTATTGCTTTTTGGGAGCAGATACTGCTTTTGCAATATCTTCTTCAGAAAATCCTTCTGATTTCATATAAATTTTTAATGCATTCTTATATTTTGAATGATTAAAATTATTACGAAACCAATTCATTGATTTATTGATTTCCCACACCAAATCGTCTTCTTGTAACGATTCATCAAAAGTTGGTTCTTCGCCTAGAATAACAGTAGAAGGGTTTCTTCCTCTAGACAAAGTTGCTCTTCTAGCCATAACGAGTAAGGACTCCTATAAGGGGAATTGACATGCTCATACTAGCACACAGCCATGTCATTGCAAGTATTTAGTCTTGCGAAATTTTACTAAAGTTTTTCTTCTTGTTGAACCTAATATTATTTTCAAACTTATCTTGAAGAATATCTTTTGATTTGTGGGATATAACAAAAATATTGGAATCATTGTCTAGCATTTCTAATATGCTTAGAAGAAGTTTTGTTGCATTATCATCAAGGCTTCCGTCCAAGATCTCATCAAATATCAATAAATTACAATTTAATGAATTTTTGACTTGAGATATTTTTCTCCAAGCAAACAATAATGCTAAATCAATTTTTCTTTTTTCTCCTTCGCTAAAATTTTCATATGAAAATACGTCTCTATTTCTGCTTTTGATGGTTTCTTTAAATTCTTCATCCAATTCAAATTGAACAAAAAAATTCATCTCTGATAGATATCTATTGATTACCTTATTCATTATTGGCAAATAATGTTTAATAATTTTACTTTTAATACCCGAATCTTTAAGTAAGTATAGAGCAATTTGATAATGATGTAAATCATCATTTATTTCATGTTTTTCTTTAAGTAATTCTTTCCCTTGCTCTATATAAGAATTCATTCTTTCTTTTAAAACTTCAATTTCTTCTTGTGCAATTTTTGCATTAGAAGCGTGAATATCCTCTAATTGCTGGTCTATTGCTCTAAGAGATGCTTTACATTCAGATAATTCTGACCTATCTTTTTTTATAATCTCTTGAATATTTTCATATTTTGAAAGTTTTTCTTTTAATTTAGTTACAGAACTTTCAATAAAACCAAAATCTTTATTAGATTTTTGTAATTCTAGTTCTTTAGTGGATTTTAATTTTTGTTTGACATCGTTATTTACTTCTTGTGAACAAACAAAACATGTTGAAAGTTTTTCAATAGATACTATTTCTTTTTCTAATTTAGAAATCGATTTTGATAATAGTAATAAATCTGATACTAAAGAATTTAGAGCATTCTGTTCCGCATCGCTATATGATATTTTATTTAAGTTTTCTTCTATGGTATTTTCTAATCTTTTAATATCAGATAATAGTTTTTCTTTTTGCTGCTTTAATTGTTTTTGTTTTTCTTCAACTTCTTGTTCTTTTTTAGATTGTTGATTTTCCAACAATTTAATATGATCTTTTTGAAGATCTATTTTTTCTTTTAATATATCCATTTTTCCATCAATTGTTTTTAACTGTTCATTCAATAAAGATTTTTTTCCTTTTAACAAAGTATTCATTGTTGAAAATACATTAATATCTAATAGATTCTCAACAACACTTCTTCTTTCTGCCGCTGTCAACCTCATAAAAGGAATATAATTAGTTGATCCTAGTATAACTACTTGACAGAAAGATTTATAATTCATCCTGAGAATCTGCTCCTCAAGCATTCTCTGATAGTCCTTTGATTTAGAATCTTGATCTATCAGAACTTTATTTTTATAAATTTCAAATACTTTTGGTGCAAGACCTCTTCGTATTTTATATTCATTTTCTCCAATATTAAAATACAATTCAACCATACAATCTTTTTTGTTGATTGAATTTGGCAATTGTGGGATATTAATATTTCTATATGCTTTACCAAATAAAGCAAAAACAATAGCATCAAGCATTGTTGTTTTACCACTACCATTTTCGCCTGATATTGAAGTAGTTTTATGCTTATTTAATTTTATTTCTGTAAAATTGTTGCCTGTGGATAAGAAATTTTTCCACTTCACTGTTTTCAATAATATAGACATGGTTTATTTGCTTTTTTTCCTATCTATGGATGCTCTTTTTCTCAAGGACATTCTTCTTTTTCTTATAGCAGACTTTCTTTTCGATTTTGATTTTCTTGCTGCTCTCTTTGCTCTTCTTTTTAATTTCGCTATATCTTTTTGTGGCCGTTTAACACACCTTCTTCCTAATTTCTTTTGACCTGGCTCACATTGGAAGATAACTTTTCTTTTGCCTTTTCTTATAACAATTTTTCTTTTGGCAGAACCTTCACTTATAAATGTGATATTCTGATCCCCATATTCTGTCAAATATAATATTAAATTATATTCGATCAATTCTTCAAATAATTCTTCAAGAGGATCTTCCACCAAGATATTATAATCATTGTTTTCTTGGTATTCGAAATTATTTTCTTCTAAAAAATCAATAAAATCAAAATAATTAAATTTTGAC